TGAATTTGATGGGTCTCCAATAAAGGGAGCAACTGGTTCGCCACTTCCTAAATAACTATCTCTAGTTCCTGTTAGTTCTTCAATAACACTTCCTGTTCTTGAAGCACCTGAAGCTGGGTTTCCACTATTAATATATGTTCCATTTTTATGAATATACAATGCTTTATTATCCATATCTAAAGCAAAACCAATTATATCATTATTTGCAAAAGCAGTACTTGAATCATACTGATCTATAGCTGAACCTGTATATCTTCCATAAACTTCACCAGCATTATTTATTGTTACAGCACTATATGTTTGATTATCATAATGAGGTTCATTAATTTGCTGCACAACATTTGGATAAGATACTCCTATATACATTCTACCATTATCAGTTGGTTTGCTTTCCCAATAAAATTTGCCTTTTGTAACTCCTATTGTTCCAGCTTTGTAACCATAAAAAGCATTTGCTGTTGAATTAAAAGTTGCATTTCCATTTTGTAACATTTTAGGAATACTTGTACTTTCGTTGTGATGTCTAGTTAAATAATTACTATTCCAAACATTAAATACATTACTAGGATTATCTTCAGTTTTAGTTAGTGTACCTGCACCTAATGTAAAATCATTAGAATTAGCTGATTGGTCAGTAATAGTATTACCATCTTTTAAAATTGTAAATCCATTTGTACCCATTGTAAGAGTAGGTGATGTATTTATTTTCCATTCTCCAGTTGTTGTATCTGTAGAACCAAATGTTGATGCTTGATAAGCAGTTCCATCTACCCAATAAACATGGGACATTAAACCATCAAAATATCCACTACCTGCACTTCCACCACCATCATAAATTGTACCAATAGTTCTTCGATCTCCATTATTATTTAATCTGAGTGAAGAATAATCTTCAGCAGGATATGTTGATGCTGAAAAAGATGTTTCTTGAACACCATTAACATATATTTTTACCCTGTCTGCTGCTGTTGATTCAGTTGTGTCAATAGTAACTACAAAATGATACCAAGCTGAAGTATCTGTAAATTTTCTATTAGTTGATACATTCATTACCTCGGAACTACTAACAACAGCTATAACTCTAAAATTATCTGCACTATTAAAAATAATTTTAAAATCATTATTTGAATTTTCAGATGTGTGAAATAAATATTGTGTAGATGAAGTTACACCTAAACCACTTCTTTTAACCCAAGCTGAAAAAGTGCTTTTTGTATTACTTCCATCTGATATTGTTCTTGTTAAATATGTACTAGCCATTAGTTAAATTGTCCTCCACCTGTTGCACCAAATGATGATTGTAATGTAAATACTCTGTCACTTGTTTGTCCTTGTGCATCTGTTGCTCTTATCGTAAAAGTATATAAAGTTGCTGTTGTACTTGAACCACCCATATCAGTTGTAGATATTACCCCAGCTGTTGACAACGCACAGTTGGCTTGAGAAGCATTTGTTAAAACTAAAGGAGAAGATACTTCTGTAAAAGTAACCGTATCTCCTGTTGCTGCTACCGTTGTTATTGTTCCTGAAAAATTACCAGCTACTGATCCTAAAGAACCTGCAGCTGTTGTCCAAGCAGGTGCATCACTTACATTTAATGCACTAGCTCCAGATATAACTGAGTTACCATCTGGGTTTTCTACTCTTATTCTGTAATTTGCTGAATCAACAGTTAATGTAAAGTTTGCTGTTATTGATGAAGCAGAAGTATAAGTAACTGTACTTGCTTCATACCATATTCCTGTTGAAGTATTAATTGCGTGTACTCTAGGTATTGCTACAAAGTTACCACCTGCAATAACTACATTAGAAGGATCGTTAGTAATAACACTTGGAGTTAAACTTGATATTGTAGGTTTAGTTTCTCCAATTGTAACTGATCCACCTAAAGCTACTGCTGATCCATTTATTGTAATTGCACCTGAACCAGTTAATTTTGAATTAGCAATAGAACCTGATAAATGAACATTATCAACTGCTCCATCTGCTATTTGAGCTGAGTCAATTGCATCGTCTGCCATTTTAGCATTTGTAATTGAGTCATCACCAATTCTTGCAATGTTTAAAGTTCCTGCATCTATATTAGCTGCGTTAACAGAAGCTACATTAAATGTTCCATAAGCAACTACATCTACAACATCACCTGCTGTTAAATTTGAACCAAAGACAACAGAAGTTCCAGAAGTAATTGTAATGTCAGCACCTGACATACGAACACCATTAACATAAACATCTGCATAACCTGCATCATAAGCAAGTGTATTTCCATTTGCGTCTGAACCTGTAACTGTATTAGGTGTGCCTGTAATATTATAAGTGTATCTTTGAGATGTACCATTAACTGTAGATCCAGCTGCTGCCCATCCAGATGATTTATAAACTTTTAATTCATTAGCTGTAGTATCAAAATAAAGATCTCCAACATTTAATGAACTTGATGGAGCTGATGAAGCTATTCTATATCTTTCAGCAAAACTATTTACTCCTGATATATTGGTAGCAACTGTATTAACATTTGCTATAGCTCCAGCAACTGTGTTCATATTTGTAACTGAACCAGCTACTGTTGAAATATTTGATGAGTTTGATGCTAATGTATTTAAATTTGAAGAACCTACAGAAGCTAATGTAGTAACATCAGATGAAATTCCTGCTAGTGTAGTTACATTGGCATGTATTCCAGCAACTGTTGTTACATTAGATGAAATTCCACCTACTGTATTAACATTAGCAATATTGGTTGCTACTGTATCTATTTCAGATGTTGTTTCATTTAAATCGTCAGCTACTGTTTCTACTTCAGAAACGGCTTCTGCTAAATCATTAGCAACAGCTACTACTTTAGTAATATCTGCTGCAACTGCATTTACTGATGCAATGTTTGTAGCAACTGTATTAATATTAGTAGCATTACCAGCTACTGAAGTTACATTAGAAGCTATACCACTAACTGTTGTTATGTTAGATGCTATTCCTGCTACCGTATTTACATTTGTAATATCTTGTGAAAATTCTAAAGCTGTACCACCAGAATTAACTGATAAAATTTTATTTGCTGATAAATCTGGAAAAGTAAGGTTATATGTATTAGCTGTTGTTGTTGCTGCTTTAGGTGAATATTTAAGATCCCTTTTAACTTGTTGGATCATTGTAGTTAATTTATCTAATTCTTCATTTAAAGAATCTACTTGGAAAGCTCCAGATGTTGGGAAATCCGTAGATCTCGCAATATCCATATCTCTATAGATTGTGATCTTATCATTAACAGTTGCCCCTCCTCCTAATGTAATCGATCCACCACCTGAAACACCAGCTCCTGTTACCGAATATTGTGAAGCTGATGATGGGGAAGCATTATAAGTTAATAATGAAGTTCCGTTATAAACTTTAAGATCTGCATTATTAAAAAATTCAAAATTGACAGCAAAAGTTGTTTGTCCTGAAGTTGCTGTATATTGAACACGAGGTTCTGTGTTTGAAATAGTAATAGCCATTATTTAAATCTTAGTCCTTTTTCTGCACCATCGAATAACCAGTCGAGGTACCATACATTTTGAAATGGAATGAGTCGCCTCACATTTTTAGCAGTATGATGATTATATTTGTTTCCTCCAACATCATACAAGATGTCAAAGATGTTATAAATCTGTCCTCCAGTTGGGCCTCCAACAGTACCAGCTATCCATCTACCTGATGGAGAATATGGTCTTTTAGATCCAAGAAATGGAGCAATACCAATTCTATTATCAGTTAATGTTTCTATCGCTTTATTAATATCCATATATATTCCTCCTAATCCAGATCTGTCAAAAGCATTTAATAATTTCTGAGTCATAGATAGTTTTCCATAATCTCTTTGGAATCTATATTTGTGGTATATAGCATCTATCATCATTCCAGATCCTATTAATAACATTGATCCAAATAAGAAATCTAAATCTCTTTCTTGCATACCTCTCATTAACATTCTTTGTTGAGCTCCCATTGCAAACTTTTTAAACTGAGCCCAAGTTGAACCAAATTGATTAGACATCCATAATGGAGTATCTCCTTTAGATGGAGTTACAATAGTTCTATTAATTTCTTTATTCATAGCAGCACCAAAAGCATTTTTAGCTAAAGCATCATCCCACATTGATGAGTTAGCAATATAGTTATATTTTAATCCTATATCTCCTTTACCTCCAGGTATTGCACCGTGCTTTTCTAATTGAGTAGCAATTCTTGTTGCCATTCCTTTATCAATACCAGAAGCTGATAAAGCAGTTTTCCATTTATTTGCTAATGGTTGTCCTTTAGCCCATTTTAAAGAATCTTCTAATATTCTAGAACCTATTGTTACTGAAGCAGTTGATTTTGCAAACTCTGTCCATCTAGACATTAAGTTAACATACATAAAGTTCATTTGAGATACTTTACCTAAACCTGCTTCTAATTTATTACCCATTCCAAACATATCTCCTATATCTGAAAACAACATAGCTCTTTGTCCTGTAATCATATCTAATGCTTCACCAAAAGATTGAGCTTCTCTTTTACCCATTGCAAATATAGAGTTTTGTTTAAATCCTTTTGAAAACATTTCAAATTGAGTTTGAAAACCTCTTTTAATTCCTGAAGTCATTACAACACGAGCTGTGTCTGGAATAGCTGCCATAAAACCAGTTAACATTGTTAAAGCATTCCAATGTTTAAACATTCTCATACCTCTTGAATACCAAGCATGTGGATTTGCTGGTACACCATATGTACCTCTAATTAAATCTACTGATGCTTCTAAATCATTTAATGCTTGAAACTTTTCTTTTTGTAATGCTATTTTTTCCTTCTTAGTTTTAGCTCTAAATGTTTTTAATTGATATTCTTGGAATACTTGTTTTATTCCAGGGAATGTTGCTGAACTTGCTTCATCTACATAATTTAATCCTAAACCTCCTGTATCTCCATATTTTCTAGTTAATAAAATATCAGGAGTCATAGATCTGTAATAAATTTTTTGTAAAGCAAAAATATCACTAACTATAAAATTGCCTTGAATTAATGCTAATTGAGCATCTTTATCTAAATTTAAAGTTCTTCTTCTTAAAGCTCTAGCATATCTAGGTCTATTAAATGCATATCTTTGTATTAATAAATCCATTCCATTTTGGACTTCTTTCCAAGCAGTTTTATTTGGAGCTTTAAAAGGAAAATGATTAGATAAATCTTCTACTATGTCATCTATAACTTTAGCAGATGGCATTTGTTTAATATAATTATTTCTTAATCTTCTTTCAAAATTTTCTACTATAATTTGTCTAAATCTTGCTTTGTTAGCTAATATAGCATCTTTATTATAAACAATGTTGAGATAATTTTTAACTCCATCTGGATTTTTTCTAATATTATTTAATGCATCTGTAAGAGTATCAATAATATTTTCAATCTCTGTTCTTGAATAAGTGTATTGTGTATTTTCAGATGGTCTATTAAAAACCTTTTTTCCTGATTTCATTCTTTGCATTTCTTTTAAATGATATTTCCAGAAATTTAATTCATGTAAAATAGGTTGTTCTCTAATTTTTAATTCATTAGCTTCTTTAAATAATCTGTCATAAAAATTCTTTCTAGAAAATCTAGCAGCTTGAGCTACATGGGGACTAGTATGTTCTCCCATTACCATAGCTCTAGTAACTTCTTTAGAAAAACCACTTAATGATAATGCTCCATCATTATTCATTGTATTTTTAAGCATAATACCTATTTCTGATTTAGGTACAGTTTGTTTATTTTCTTTTAAATATTTTAAATATTGATCTTTAATAAATTTAAGAGATTCAATTTCATGTACTTGATACATTCTTAAATCTGTTTCTAATGATTTACCTGTTGCTTCATATCCCCATTTTTCAGTATTTCTCATTTTTAATAATGGAGTATCTAATAAATCAGCAATCATATTTCTTGCTATATTTGAATTTGTTTTTGTTAATCTAAATACAGGTGTCCAAGGCCCATCTTCGCCAAACCATTTTAATTTAGACTCAACAAATTTTTGACCTTCTAATTCAGATGCTTGTCTAGCACCAATAGTAACATCATCTTTAGCAGCTTGTTTTGTAGCAGCAGCTCCAACACTTGAGTTACTTACTTTAGTATGTGGATCTATCCATTTACCATCTACAAGAACTTCTTTACCTACTCCTTCATTCCATTTCTTATCAAGAACTTTCATTTCTTGTTGAACTTTAACACCAGGTTTAGTTTTAAATAAACTTAAAGCAGCAGGAACTCCAATACCTATTCCAGCTACCCAAGGCACATATGAATCATCTCTAGTTGGATCCATATTTTGTTTAGCAAATTCTTCAGCTATCATTGCTGAAGCAAATACTTTTGCACCTTGTCCTGCTTTAGTCCAAAGTAAAAGAGTTGATGGATCTGCAAATGCTCCTGTTACTCTGCCTAAATAATACCAAGGTGAAGCATAGTTTTGTTCAGCTCTTTCTATTAACTTAGCTTTAATAGCACCTGATTCAGCTGAACTTTTGCTAAAAAAGAAATGATCATAAAAATCTTCCATTCCTTTTAATTGTGGATCTAAAGTATAATCATATCCATCTTCTTCAGGATAATCTTGATGATTAGCAAAATATTCCCAAGCATTAGTAAATAAATTTTCTTCTTTAAATCCATCCCACCATTCTGTAGGACTCCAAGTTTGTGGAGTATTGTTAGCTTTTTTTTGAGCTTCTATTGAATCTAATGTTTGTTCTGTATTGAAATAATATGAACTAGCCATTATTGATATGTTCCTAATCTACCTTCATAACCAGCTAATCCTTTTTCAATACCCATCATAATGTAAGTATCTACAATAGGTTGAGCATTAATTGGGAAATGAGTATTAAACACTTCTGGCCCACCCATTTCATGGATCATTATAAATTTTAAAAATTTATGCATTTGATTTTTATCTTGTAAATCAATAACTGTGTCTTTAGCAAAGACTTTAGATTTTTCTAAAGCATTAGCATAACCATCAAGATTTGTTGCATAAGGTATTTTACTTAAAATATCCCATACAGTAGGTGTTTCACCTAAAACTTTTTTAACATCATTAATTCCATAAGTTAATGAACTGTTGTTTAGAATCGTTCTAACTACAGCTCTAGCTGAATCTGCTGGATGTGAAAATACTGCAAATTTTCTATCACCTCTTGTGTAATTTAAATCTATTTCTCCATTCCAATTAGCTGAAGATAAAGCAAACCAATTATTTGTTCTAAATGTTAAAGGTAAATTTTCATTTTGATAATTAGTTGTAGCAAAATGTTTAAATGCTATTGCTGATTCAGCTTCATGGTATTTATTTTTTCCAGGCCAATTTGTAGATTGAACCATTTTTT